CCCGAAAGCTCATTTCCAGCCACCCTTGCAGGTGGGAGAATACTGTGATTCGTGCTTATCAAACCCCTCCAATTGGGAGGGGAAAATTCCACACGAAGTGTATGTATCCATTTAATGGAGCCTATCTTCTAAGGTCTAGCGACCATAGAAAGTAGGTCGATAGTGGGAAGCTTTAAAAGTCCCATATCATAGAAGTGCGATAGAAGATAGTATCTATCGCGTTGATTATTAGAAAACGATACTTTTTAATTAGAAGTATTAAAACTAGTTTTTCATCTCTGTTGAAATGTGGCAGGTGGCCCTACCATGTAAGCGAAGTTAAAGTCATCGCCTGTTGACCGGAACAAAGTGTATTCACTATACTCTGGGACTGTTGCTGGAGGAGTATTCTTCCAGTGTTGAACGCCAAGATTGACTGCAACATGTTGTCCAAAATAATTATCACTCATACCATTAACGATACCTAGATTATTTCCATAATATGGCACGTTAACTTCAAGAGTTGGATTATAATTCATATCGAATACTTGAAATCCCTCATTCTCAGTTTTGGTTGTAGCTGGGACAGGAATATCATCGAACACCAACGAAGTCAATTGATTGGACAAAGAAACCCAAGGTTTGTAAGTGAAATCAGCGATAGTAGGAATAAGTTTCACATTATATGATCCACGCGAAAACGCGAAGATCTGAGAAAACCATCCTACATAATCATGATTATGCGATTCATTAGGATTGGCAATATGCTTCACATCAATTAGTCTCACACTATCACCATTAGATTGAATTAATGGAGTCCTGTTCTTACAAGGACGATTCGTGAATTGCTTCACGTGTGTCATTGTGTCAACTTGGCATATCCCTGTCTCTATGGCTCCATGGGCCCCTGGTAACAAAGGTGGATGCTCACGATTTTTCATATTGTACTGTGTCAAACCCTGAGCTTCAAATGCAATTGGGGCAATTGGAGGTCCAGAAACCTTCAATCCACGCGTGGATGGATAAGCTAATTGGAAATCCGGACCAGCTGATACCCACACATTGATATGAATATCAGGGATAGGTTCTACAGTGTGTGTAAGTTCATTAACAACAGAGAAGTTTAAGAGACCAATATTAGTATCGTAGTTGCCAAATTCAGTAACCCAATGTTCTACCTTAGACCATGGCATCTCACTGAGATATGGGACAACAAAAGAAAACTCAGTTTCATTTTGGATGTCCACAATCCTATTGATAGTCTGCTGATCATCCCTGTTAAGGGAAAGACCCTTAAACTTTGGTTGATAACTTACACGCAGTCGACCTGAGTGAAAGTTAGAACACGTTATTTGCACATCATAGCGAAGGGAACCGCGCCACATAGTGGACGGCAATGTGCCCCATCGCAACATCGTGTTGAAATATTGATTCCACCCTGTAGAAGAATCTACATGACAAATAGTTGGACTAACAAAAGCTGAGTACAAATTAGTATTAGCTGTTGCTCCCCCGGTCCAAGAAAACACTTGCATCAAGGAGGGGGTACCAACTATGCTAGATATCTGCATTTCTTCTTCCGAACCACCCAGATTCTCTACGAAAGATGTCACATTGTTCTCAGGAATCACCTGATTCTTCGAACTTGTGTCCAAACCTTCCGCGTAAGCAAAATTAGGGAGTCTCAACATGCGAGGCGCAACTGATTCCAGAGTATTGGGGTTACAGTAGCCAAATTTCTCAGCGACGTCCCCCAGCACGCCTGTTACGAACGCCACGGCCGTTGACCACGTTCCCACTAACGGGATGACGGATAACGCCCCCGCGGCCGCGGATACTGCCTTCATTGGACCTGAGATTAGGCCTTTGGTTGACTTCTCTTTCGCTTCCTGAGCTATGTTCCGCCGCTGGGAAAAACCCTGCGCTACAAACACTTGATTTAGTGCCGAAGTTGGGTAAGCCGAATCAAACATTGGCTGAGCGGTATGAATTGGCAAGTCCTCATGTGCTGATTGCCCTGCTAGTTCCACATTTTCCAAATTACAAAAGAGTGATACAGAAATTGGTGGTACATTGCCATCCAGTGCCAAGGGATTGAGTACGAACACTTGAATCACACCAGGTGTGATTAACTGCTCTTGCGTCAAATCCATGTAAACATCTGGGAAAGCAAATGGCACAACTATTTCATTAACCTCATTCTCAGTTGGGGAAATGATGACGTGCGGGTAACCACTCATAGTATACAGATTATCACGCGCGCTTTGCTGGGCTGACGTTAAACTCGCGAACATTGGTGTCCAAGTAACGAGTAACTTTCCATAATGGAAGGGGGTTCCATTAATTCGAACACCTATCCGGGCACCCGCCCGAATATAAGTGAAATTCATCAACTTATTGCGAATTGGCTTAGCAGTCAACATCTCAAAATACACATCCGTGCGTAATAAGCGGTGACCGATAGGGTGGGAATCGTTCCACGTGGCTGTCTCTACCAGACGAGGCCTCTCAAGAAATCCTGAGAGCGTATCATCCCTGTAAGGATTCAACGAGTATGATGGAGTGATTTTAGCAATCACTTCATCGTCCACCGCACTCTGTTCGGAAAATGTGGTGATTTGGTGTACAACTGTCGGGCCAGCATCCGTATGCTGGACTGATCCAATAGAGGTGTCATTTTGGGAGGTTGTAACAGAACCTGTTTCTGAAGTTTTAGAAATCGATATATACAATCACATCCGTCGATTACTAGATGTGAGGGGGTGGAAAAATATGAACTATCCACGTGGATTATTTTATAAATATAGCAATACTATCATATTATATAGCAAGATCACATATAAATAGGAAACTTATTAATAATTGCTACTCTTATTCATAACATGTGCAGTTTCCGTGGCACGTCTTAGAGAGTAGAAGTATGTTGCCACAGCTACGCTATCTTCTTAAGATAGCGACGCCGTAGCGTGGAGTACGATACGGGAACGTACTCCAAATTTTGTTCGGAACATTTATCTATAAACAGTTTAGTATGTTTATCATACTCGGTCTGCCCATAGAGAAATATTTCAGAGTGGGCAAATTTTACATTGTCCAATGTGGCCAGAGATGGATCAGCACAATCCTTTATCCAATTTGTTATCTCCAAAATAACAGGCATCGGCAGTAAGCCAACAACACTGTGCAAGTCATCATTAAACACAAAACTTCGCTTACAGAACGATATATCCTCCCGTCGCGTAAAGCGCGTAGCTTGCTCCTTTGTGGCAGATGTATAGGTCATACCAAAATCTTCGCGAAAAATTTTTGTCAATGATTCCCCATGATACCAATCACCCACGTAGGATGAAACGTTGCCTAGTGAATCGTCACCATACAGAGCTAGGTTAACGTATTTATCAAATGACGATGCGTCTAACCCATAATCTACCCCTAGTACTTGAAAGGCATAACGGTGTATCAATTCATTAACGTGCCCATTAATATGAACCGTGGCGAAATTACCGCTACAATTCCCCTTGGAAAGCGAAAATATATACGGTCCTAATACGTGCAGGGGCCCCTTGAACGACTCCATTAGAGTTTTTCTAATCCTGTCGGCTCTGTCGAACAATTTATCCTGTTGGTGGTGATAAGCATACCACTCAATTGCAGCGTTGAAAAACGATGATATCAAAGGGGACATAATGGAATCATCGTAGGCAGAGAAATCTCCAGCCAACCAATTAGTATGTGTCTCCTCGGCAGTTCTTCCAGCTGTGCAAAACTTATATATATCACCGAATTCGGGACCAGTCATATCAACACCCACTTTAGAACCTAATAAATTATTATGTGAGGTCAAGAACGCTAGAAAACCACCAAAATATCTTCGACATAAGGTTAGATGCAAAACGTTCCCGGCTGAAAACATTCTAGTCTTCCCCTGCATAGCCTTCAATATTGGGCGCTTTTCATCTTTAAGGGAAGCGATAAATGGAAACATCCTACAAATGCCATTGCTCAGAGCTTCTTCTTCAGCCTTAACTTCAGCTATGAACGATTTAGAAAATCTAAGCTCGGGTCCATCAGTTGTTTCAAATTGATCAATCATATCGCGTTTCCCCTTCCGCACCTTATGAAGCACGTATGGATAACCGGCAGATGAATCAATATTGATTTGATTCAAATGTGAAGTTCCTCTTTTACCATTTAACGTCTCCCAATACGATAATGTATTAGCATAGTTACGCGATGGTAATGAGATATACTTCGAAACGAGTAAGGTGTGAATTTCCTCCACTATTCGTGTATTAAATGACCCATCTTTTATATTCGCCTTATTTAAGGCTAACATAATGGGACTAATACCATTAGCAGCAGCCAGCATAGCGGGCATAGTCGTGTGCTTCGCAATCTTGTCGAAAACATCCGATTGTCTGAGTTGCGTTTTAGTGGCCATAGTAATACTCTCTGAGTGTCTAACTTGTCCAAGAAATTCAATGTTATCAAACTTGACAAATTTGGATACATCGCTTGTGGGATCGACTGAGATATCGTTAATTCTTTCCACTTTAACGCCACTCGCCACTAGCATGTCTTCAATATTTTCACGAGTGACACATTGGGAGATACCATTGGAGTTGTGCGGATTGCCAGCAACATGCACCCCCATAATACTTCCTTCGACCGATGAGTCTCTATGGAGTAAGACAGATCCACAAAATCCTGCTGCACTATAATTCGAGTACGAAAACGCACGAGAAACACTATAAATGTCACCATCAGATTTATAGGGAGGAGACTCTAGTAGGTACTTAACATCGTTCAGTGCCACTAAATTAACCATGCCTTGTTGTTTGGGCAAACGCACCAAACTCATCATGGTACATTCGTTAATACGGACTCTCGATATATCAACCTCACGCATAAATTTCTTCTGAATCGAAGGAAACTGCATAATTTTGTCACCAAAGTTCAACATAGCTATATCCAAACCATCTTCATCATCTGGTGAAATCATTCCTATGTCACTAAACGAAACTACCTTTGTGGATGTTCGCCCTTGAAACTCAATAACACTAGCAGGATCATCAAGCATAATAGTTTCCATTAGCGCCACAAAGTGTGAGGCACAAATAACTGTACCGCAGGATATGCCTAAACCTTTCTGAGTGTGAGTATGACCAGTAATTGACTCACGAATGGTCAATATACACATATTTTGTTGTATTTTACCCAAATAGTTATCATCTGACAATCCTTGAGCTCTATCCATGTATTTTAATTTAAAATTGCTTTTACCACGTCCACTTTTTTTAATAGTACGGTTATCGCGTTTATTATTCAACATAGTGCGCTCATCGGACTGCCCAACTAGTGTTGGGCGAAATGCCCAGTGAACTGTGGAGAAAGTCATCTTAATACCTGTATACAAGCACACAACGCCAGTTGCGGCCAGAATAGCCATATCTATATTAGCTAGAGTGTCCTGTCTAGCTCTAGTGTTTTCAACTCCAAAGAAATAATTAAATACCTGCGTAGCCGGTCTGGCCATTGGGTTGTTTAACATCTTGAATAAGCTCGCTCGATTTTCCAATGACAAAGTTGTGAATTCTTTAATTCTAACAGCTGCGTCACTTACAGGAGCATAGGAAAAAGAGTAATTTCTATTACGAATAGATTTTATTTTACCCTTAGTCGCATTGAATATCATTCTCGGAGTTACAGCACAGGAGGATGAGAAAAAACCAGCTTTATAATCGATATTGAACAGACCAATGTCTGCTAAGGATTGTGCCTCGGCTGGATCTTCAATAAGATCTCGATCAGCTATTGGAATTGCGTATATTTCATCTCCAACTTCAACATTAATAGATTGGGGAAGCAATCCATCATTGTTTTTCGTGATAACACAATCCACATCGGCCCCTTCTAAGAAGTTACGCGTGGCAGTCAAAACTTGCATCTCTCGTGACATATAATCGCGTGCGTCCTGAATGATATAAGATATAAACTGATCAAAATTTAGCTCCACGTTGTCGCCAGTAGATTCCAGCTTAAAACGCAGGCATTTAAAATACACCTCATCCCTAGATAAGTTAGGGTAATCGGCTTGCATTTTAGCATAATCTGGAGTTTTGTCACTTGTTAAACCATAATCGGGAAAGTGTAGTTTCCAACGCGAATTAAATCGCCTCCAAAACGCTTCTTGGCAGGCTATGCCAATGCTCCTTGTCTCAGGTTCATTGGTTGTCACAGCCACAAATGGGGAGGAAAAGACCACTTTGCCTTTTTGCTCCACACCGGCCATGTTCAATGACACGGGGGACGAATTACGAACATGGATAATCTCCTCTGCAATTTCACCACGTGTGGTAACATCTTTAATCTGAAAGAGATCATCATATAGAGTCATCATTTGTCCAGCGTATCCTTCCCAGAACTTGGATGACTGAAGACGCGTGTAAGTGAGTGAACCTTCATCGAAACCAAATTCAAATTCTTTGTTCAGTATTCCAGCCAAACGATTAATTGTCGTGGTTTTCCCCACGCCCGTGCCTCCAAAGAATTGGAACATGTAAGCTGGAACTCGAAACATTGTTGTTTGACTAGCAGCTCTCGCTAGATCGGCCATTTTAGAAGATCTAGCAAATAGACTCATGAAATGAGAATACGTATTACGAGAAATCGTTTTATGTTTCTCAATTAATAGATTTAAATCCTGACCGATGGTGTAGTGATCCAATACGCGACGTCTACACGCCGGATTGATCGCCACTCCCTTCTCTCTGTCCAAATACATTCCTTCCAATTCCCACAAATCGGTGACCCATGCATCGTGGCACGCGTCTAAGTCCTTGATCATACGAGTATAATCGGGTGGGGTTTTTAAAACATATATTTGGAACCATTCCCAACACGTTTTGATAACGCGAATGAGAAAATTCAATATTTCAGGAAAAGAAGAAGTGGCACGAAAAGCTTTATTAAGAGCTTCTTGCCACTGAGTGCCTAGAATGTCCAGGCTATTCACTTTAGTATTAGTAATGAAGCCATAAATGGTACATAAAATACGCATGAGAACGTCCATATTTTCCTGAGATAAAGTTTTGAACTCTTCCGTTAAGGACTGGGCTTGAAAATGGTCCCTATCCTTCTCGTGTGTCGCAAAAAATTCACGAACCCTTGATATTGTCATGTGCAGGCTTTCAAGTTGTTCAGGCTTGAAAGTATCCAACGTTAAGTCGGAATATTCGATAATTTCTAGTAAAACATTTGTTGAAGCAAGAAGAGTTGTTGTGTTATTATCACTAAAGCAAAAAGCTCCTATATTGGTGGCTATTCGAGACCACTTAGCGGATTGGCTTATGGTCAAGTCTTTAGTGAGTAGTGCAAATACAACAGATAATTTCTGAAAATTTGAGAATTCTATAGTTTCCGATTGTGCTTCAAAATCGGAATCCATATGGAATATATCGCGTGATATGCGTTTAGCACACCGAGCGACTTTGATTTTTACTTGTCTGCCCATCTTGGACTTGAATGATTCTTTTTTATTAAAGAAATTATATAGAACATCCCAATGATCAGGATCCAAGAGATCGTGAAATTTGTATAGATATTTCATAATTTTTTTATTACGGGAATCATTTGGTTCAAGTTGTGGTAAATCGATGCATAGTTCCTTGAGCTTGTATAGTGGAAGCTTATTACAAGAGGAAAAAATGTGACCCATGGGATGACCATGGGCACTGGATGGGTATAAATACAAACCACGGAGAGTGGAGGGTATTATGCCAGCAGCAGGAGCTGGTGGTCGGGGACGCAAGTAATTAGTATCTACAACAACATGATAATCCGCAAGGGAATCAATATGTGATTGCAGAGTTTGACTTCGATTTAAAGTTAAATTTTCAATACTATCATTATGGTAAGAAGAATGCCCCATTTCTGGGACATTCACTTCCAAATGATCCATATCAAGTGAATTAACTTAAAAATGAATGTGAATATGGATAAAATAGTTTTTGTGTGGTGGTGTTGTTAAGTACTGACCAACGAGATCAATTTGAATCGGGCAAATGGACTAGGTATATACGGTTTGAAATATTACGTACAATTTATGTATAATTATATTATCAATTAAATGATATCTTAATCAAAACAATAAAGGTGTATCTTTTCGAAGTATATAGCAATAGAAACGTTATTTTCTTAATTTAAAACGTTTAAAAACAATAAAATAAATTAGCGATTCTGTGGTATTTTTATAAATATAAATATTTTCGATTAGTATTATTTGCAATGCAAATATATCTAAAGGAAAAAGGTGTATATTTATAAAAATC